TAAATCTCCGCTTCCTCTTTCTCATTACGGGGAATTCCGTCTCGCCAGTTAATCTTCGGATAGACCGGCTCGTACTTCGTATACCCTTCTACGCCCTCGTTCGCGTAATTCTCCAATTCCATCGCCGTCCATAACGCATCCCGCAGCGCTTTATCCATGTGAGTACGGATGCGGCGGACCTTAGAAAGGATCGGCATAAATCGGGATTTGATCGCCGTTCCGTCCGTATGTGACGTACCTGTTCCGCCTTTGTCTGATCCGGCCATTACAGTACCGAATAACCATTGCGGAGTTTCGGACTGGATGAAAACGAGGGATAACAGCATATCCAACTCTTTAAACGCGCCTTCAAGCTGCGAATTCCACGTCATATATCCTGGCGTCACATCGTCTTTGCCTACCGGAATATACTTGCCGCCCCATCGGACTGCGTTCGTACCGTCTTCCTCGCCGATATCGTCCGGACCATAAGCGACTGGGTCCGAATGCTTCCAGAGGATATAATCGATCTGTACGAGACGGTCGTTAATCGCTGCCAATACGGACTCGATCTTTTCAATTCCGCCGATTCCGCGCCAATCATCGTCTACCGTCTTATACGGTGCGTGGAATACTAACGGCCGATTAACGCCAGTTGAGACGATATCTTCGTCACGGCCGGTCGCGACCGGTTCGCCAATCGTAAACTTCGATATATCCACGCCATAACGACTGTCAACACCGTTTGATTCGAGCCGATACCGTTCATAAACGATGTAGCCCGGTAAATGACGCTCCACTACGAGATATGGCGTCGACTTTTCTTTACTCCGCGTAAGTAGCGATACGACCACGCCGTTCGACTCATCGACCCATTCTACGTAAGCAATATTTATGGCCGCGAACTTCTTCCGGCTGCCGCGGGCCAGTTCCGGGAACACGTAGCAAGCGTCGACCGCTTCGATGATCGGCTCGTGCTTCGATTCCGGTACGTCCAGCCCGGCTTCTTTCAACGCTGAGTAGTCGTTACGGTCCGCGTAATAAGTCTTGAGCCACGAGTCGCCTCGGATTCCTGCGCCCGTTACCGTTTCATGAATGAGCTGTACCACGTCGTTTTCCTCGATAATCCGGTTGAGCGCCGCCTGCTCCGCCGAATCGTCGGGATTACCGGATTCAAACGTTGGTGGATCGCCGACCATGAGGTCCGCCGGTTTTCCGATAAGTACGTCCATTAGGTTTACGGTGATGTATAGTTTGGCGAGCTGAGGCGCGGCGGGCGTATCCTTCAACAATTCCGACGCCCTCTCGTAAACGTCAAATAGCCGCCCGTCGTATATCGCGCGGCCTCGCTTGTATTTCGCGATGCGTTCGATATCGTCTGGCGGTGGGTACTGATTCCCCGGCTTGAATAGCTTCGTCAACTTGACGCCTCCCTTCTTACGTAATCCTCTAGCGAGATGGCTCCGGTCAGGATCAGCTTGTATTCCGCGACTCGTTTATCCCACCCGGCCGACTTCGCTCCGGTACGTAAATGCTCGTTGTATTCGGACCATAGCGCGAAGGAAACGGCGACTTTGGTAGATACTTCGTTGCCACTTTCGACCGTCCCGTTAAACTCACGAAGCGCACGGTTTTTACTGGCGGAAAATATCGCCCAGGAATCGTAATCAGGAGCGGCAACTTGCCGATCGTATTCCGCTACAATTGCGGTGTAATATCCGTTTAGATCGAAAATGTGGACCGCCTCCTTATCGATAAAATACTGCCGGTTTATTTCGTACTTGCCGTTTACCTTTCTTAAACGCCGAATACGCCATTTCCATAGCGTCCGGCAAATCGTCGTGCCAGCGGCTACCGTACCGTTCAAAATGTTCAAGTAACAACGCGTGCGACCGGTTGAATACGATGGTCCCGTTCTCGATATCGGGCAGCATCGCCTCGATACGGAGTTCTTTCCGCGCCCGCTGATGAATCTCCTTAACGCGGTTCCGAGCCGGATACCCCGCGGCCGTGAGCGCCTGCTTGAGCTTGTGTACGAAGAATTCCTGCGCCATCTGCGCTTCAGCCGCAATTACGTCCGGTTGATATCGGATAACCTTTTCGACAATTACACGCAAAAAAACGTCGGGATGAACTCGATCTCCCCACGCATCAATAACGTATATTCGTTTTGTTACTTTATGTTGAGCCAGCGTTACAATAGCAGAGTAGTCGCCCCGCTGTTTTCCCATCGCGAAGTCTATACCGGTAGATACGTAATAATCTCGGTGGCTAAAGTCTGGCGGCGCATCGTAATAGCGGAATTGGTCCGGTTTGAACACCTGGCTTTCCTCGTCGATCGGGTTGTTCATAAATTCCGTATTAAACGCTTTGGTTCCGTAATTCAGCTTTTCGAGGATCAAGTGCGCAATAGGAAACCGACCGGGCCAGAGGACTTCGGCACCGCGATCCATTTCGGCTTTATTCTCTGCGTAATACCGCATTGCAGCCTCTACGTTCGGTGATTTCCGTTCCTCTTCGGACTCCTCAAACGCCGCCAACTCTTCGTCGGTAGGCTCGTATTCCTTGTATATACGCTCGAATTCCGACCACAAATCTGTCCGTTCAGGCTGCGAAATAATGGCCGGGAACTCATTTTTGATGAAGTCCACGCGCTGTTTTAGCACGTAATTCAGCAACGAATCGTGATGAACCAGCGTTCCCATGAAGATAATTGCCGTCTGAGTCGGATCGTACGCGGGCATCAAGTCTGCGTTAAGCCAATCCTTCGCCTTCTGCCGTAGTTCTGGCGTATTGTTCGAATCTCGCGATTCCAAGTCGTCGAGCAAGATCAAGTCCGGCCGCTGCGAACCGTTCCGGAAACCCCGAATCTGCATTCCGAGGGATGTCGCTTCCATTTTGATTCCGGTCGACGTAAGAAACGCCTCTTCCGAATCCTTCTCGTTCAGCGACTTCTTTTCCGCAAGAACGCCACCGAAGTCTTCCCGTAGCTTCTGGTTATATTTGAGCTGACCGGCAACCCACTTAATAAATTTCTTCGAACCGTTATTCGTTTCAGAAATTATCAGGATCATCTTCCGCTTCCGGTATACGATTTCATGCACCGGAAAGGCGTTGCTGAGATACGCGGATTTAGCGTGCCCCCGTGACGCCGCCCATGCGATACGGGCCGTTCTGTTACGATTAGACACCGCGTCGAGTATCTTCGACAGTTTCACGTGAAAGTCCGGTGCGTCTTCCATATCGACGGCCGCCATAGGTACGAGATTGTCCGGATTGCCGGGGTTCCGAGCCTCCGAGAAGTATTCGTAGAAAAAGTAGAGCATATCGACTTCCGCCCGCTGAATCCGAACGAGCCGTCGGAGTTCTTCGATAGTCGCCTGATACGTTTCCACGTGATATTCCGTTGCTTTCCCGGCTTTAATAAGCGCGTGTAACTTCCGCCCTCTCTCGCGTAAGAGACTGATACGGTCGGCCCGCGCTTCACGTTCAAGCCATTGTCCGTCGATCCACGCCAGTTTGACCGACCTCCTTTACGTTTAATCTTCGCGACCTTCCATCCGAGCGCGAAATGACTCTATCCTGGCCGCCCATTCGTTTAGAAAGGTAACAAAGTCCGTTCCCATCTCGCAGACCATCCGCCGTATTTTACTGATCATACGGAATCACTCATCCTTCAAAAGCTCGTCAATATCAGCGATTTCAGCCACTAATTCCTCGTTTGACCGCGCCGCTCCCGCATCCTTCGTTTCCACTGCGACCTGCGCCGTAATCAAGCCCTCCCGCTTCATGAACAGGTCGATCGCCTTAACGGACGGCTGCGAGCTATCAATAAGCTGCATCAACTTACGGTATACCAGCGATCGTTTACCGGTGAGAAAATCGTCGGCCAGCGAGTTCGCGTAATCAATAAACGCTTTATTCTGCGTGCGCCATTCGTATAGAGTGTTCCGGCTCACGCCTACCTCGGCCGCGATCTCTTCGAAGCCTTTCCGCTCGTCTTCTGGCGCGAAATCCCGTTCTACTACCGCTAGGGCCGCGACCTTCTGACGGCCGTCAAGCCGAGATTCGAGTTGTTTTCGTTTTGCTGCGGACATGTTGCGTCCTCCTTTCTATTTACCGTGATTTTCACGTAGAAATAGCGCCGTAACCGTTAAGGGGACGTATTACCCTACCAAACGGCTAGGACGCGTAAATTACCGTGTTTGGACGGCTTAAATTAAGTAATGCGACCATCTTCGTACGTTCACGTTGATAGGCCGCTTCAAATTCGTGAGATTGCGAAAGTAATTCGTAGATGTATTCAGCGGAAGACCCGCTCCGTTCCGTCATTCCAGCTATTACGAGATCAAACCGTTCCTCCGTAAATGCTTCGGTTCTGCTACGGAAATCGAATAATGACGCTGATCCCTTCGATGAATTACAACTGGCGCACACCTTAACGAGATTCCAGCGGCTATTTGGTCCGCCTTGGATCATCGGAATAATATGGTCGATATGAAAAGAGCGCAGCCCATCGTCAGGGCCACGCTCCTTACCGCAGTAACTGCAAGTGTCTTTCGTAAAGTAAACGTCGTATGCGTCCTCCATCGTTAGGTCCGAGAATACTCCGGCCTTTGCCGCAAGGTATCGGGACGTTGTGAAGAACGGCGTATGTGGGTTCTCATCTCGGTACTTACGCTGTCTTTGTCGGTGAAACTCACGCTCATCTACCGTCATTTTGGCGCGTCTCTTTCGCTGATATTCCGCACGGTACTCCCGTTGCTCCACGTTTCTGCACCGATTACACTTACGTTTGCCTTTACAGAATTTTATCGTGTCGCTCTCCGCCTCACCACAGCGAGTGCAAATACGCAAGAAATCGACCTCCTGAGTTTAAAATTTTGTACGTAAATTGTAGACACTAGCCGCCGGGTTTCGCTACCTCACCCTTGGGGGGCTCGACACTTTACCGCGTCACAGCGTTATTTCATCGATTGGGAAGCGAGTTATACATTTTCGACACGGACGATATGCACTGCCGTTTATGCATCGATATGCACGTACATATGTACAAAACACACTGATTTTGTGGTCAAGTACAAAACCTTGACAGTACCGAAAAACCCCGTCATATCAACGTTTCTCACTTGTCAAGTCAGGCCCCGTAGACATTACGTTTAATCACCGTTTATGCATACCGCTGAGAACCCGCGTCCTTAAAGGCTTTCGTGCGAATCGCGTATAATTATTTCCCAGCGAAAGGTCCCGTTTATGCATTCCGTATACAGCTGGTAATTAACGGTAATATGTATAAAACTTTGTACATTAACGCTTCGTCACGGTGAATCACGTCAGCACCCCGTGAGTTTCGGAGGCCCCTTCCGGCAGGCCCGCGTTGCAGATGTACGGAGCCATACGGCTGTATATCGATGCCCTCCCGCTTATCCCATACCTCCGTAACCTCACGATAACCTACGGATAAGCCTCGTAATCCTCCCGCTTCATTAGAGCCGTTTAAACCCGCTTATCAGCCGCCGTAGGATACGTTCCTTCATTAACTCCCGTATATTTACGGACTACGACCGGAATAGGAATCGGTTCCTGATCGGTACTTACGTATCCATCTATACGTTCATAATCGTTAACCATCCGGATAAGCTCCGCTACTTCTGCGGGTGTTCCGGACGCTTCCATCTCCCACACGTCTCCGACCCGAGTAATACTAACCTTCATCATATCCACCCTCCCCGATGTCCCCGTAATAACCACCCGATGAACATACATAATACTGGAGCCACGATAACTATCGCCATGTTACGCAGACTGTCCGCAATACCTTCGGTTCGTGGATTAAACGGCGCAGGACCTACGTAAATAAACGCTGATATAACTAATGCGACGTAAAGGACCGTTAGCATTCGGGATCGCCTCCGTACGTTCTCTTATTTTCTCCCCATCCGGGTGAATTACGTAGTAACCAATACAGCGTAATGTATAATGCAGGAAACGCGGTTAAAAGCAACAGATTCGCCAATACCTGCGAACGTCCGTATCTCGCTACGTTTAGACATCCGGTAGGTATGTAATGAAGAATAGCAACGAGAACCAGCGTAAAGTGTAACGTTAGGAATGCGAATAGTATCGTATACATCGTTAATACCTCCGTTGTAGGTAACGTAATGCTCACGTACAGTGATTACACTGATCGGGAGCATAAAGGATAAAACCTTTCGTCCAGCAGCCAAAACCGTGCTGCTGTCCGGACTATTTTACTTACGCATCTCTTATCTTTTTATTTAAAGGACTACGTAAGAAAAGCTGCTGAGGGAAGGTGCTTTTCCTTCCCGAAGCTAGGCGGATGTTTTTCCCGCCTAATTGTTTTTCATATTCGCTATTATTTAGTAAGTATTTATACGTAGGTATTTATAACGTAAGTATTTATACCTCACCGATATAGTGATAGCCGGATCACTGTTTTAGTGATACGCTAATCACCGATATAGTGATCCGCCCCTTTAATTACCAATTGATGCCGTCATATATCGATTTTTGTTCGGTTTCCTCCGGTTTGGATTTTCGTGCTGCGAACTGTTCTGAACGCTTCTCGTAATGTTCACGCGCTTCTGGAAATCGTCCGTAAAATTCCGCCTCTTCCGTTATCGGAGGCTTTACGTAATACATATCGTTTCCGTACGTCGAGTGCCGCTTAGTTACGATTAATCCGTAGTCTTTTAGCACCCGCTTGTACGATACAACCTGGTTTATTCCGCAATTCAGCGCGAGCGCTATGTCTTCCGTTGATGGAAATGCGTACCCGTATTGCGGATTACTGCGGGCCATTAGGTACACGTACAACATCGCGTGACTCGATTTAAAGTCAGGCAGTCTCGTATATAACGTAAAAATAGCGTTATGCACTCTCGTAAAATCTCTCGTCGGCTCAAAATTAAACATCACTCCACACGCTCCCCACTCCACATATTAAGTTTTATTTACGGTCACTATATTCGTCCAATGACCGTCTCACTGCATCAGACTTTTCGAATAACCAAAAACGCCCACCAGTCCGTTCGTTTACACCTACGCAAATGTACCGGTGACCTGCGGATACAAGAAACCGAAACATTGCAGGCGAATAGCAAAATAAGTAAGCATTACTCATCAGATATCACTCCACTTCGGAAGATTGACGTTCATGTAACAGATACAATGAGACTACAAAATCACTTGGCGCAATCTCGGGATTAACATATTTGTTCGGATTTATTTGTAACTTCACTGTGTGACCTATTTCGACATAGCCGAGGTACCCTGCGACACACAGACTGTTTAGTAGCTTACGTGTGTATCCGATACTAAACCCTGTTAACTCAGAAATATCTGTCTTAGTTAATTCCGGGCCACCCGCGTAACCTTTTAGTAGGTATGACGGGTCTTGAATAAATCGCGTCAAGTAGTCAAATACCGTGAGAGCCGTCTTTGAAACATGCAGGTGTTTATTCATCAGCCCCACCACCCTTTAACGCGTCAGCCGCTGCTTTCAATTCCGCCAATGCTGCGGTTGCTTTCCGTGCCTCGCGTTGAAGCGCTTTGAGTCCCGCGATAGCCTCGGATACATTTACGTTTACTTTTACTTCGCCAATATCGGCCATGTACAATCGTCCCCTTTTCGATGTGTTAGCGCTAACCGGCCGGAGTGTACCCGACACATTCGTTTGTCAACGCAAAAAAAAGCCGACAAATGTCGGTTGTTGTGTTTATTCAACTAGCGATAGCTTACGCGCTGAAACGTCCCAGCAACCCGCCCTTTCTGGCGTATAGACGTGCTAACTCACGTTCTAGCTCAATTAACCGCCTTTGGATGCGAAGGACGTCACCTAGCGATTCGCTGTCGCTTGTATCCTCGAAGCTATCATCTTCTTCGAATTCCTCTCGCTCAAGCTCCGCTATTTCTCGTTTCGCTTCGGTGATCCTTTCATTGACTTCGTGCAGCATATCTTCGTAATCTAACCTTGTGTAGAACGTTTTGGCCTTGTTATACTCGGGCTTTAACGTTGATATAAGGTAAGTCTCGTAAATATCCTTTTCGTACTCGTTCTCAACAAGGTACAACCGCACGTGAGAAGAAAAGTGGTAGAAATCAGAAGACATAGAGTGCCGAGAAATTCTCCGTTTGAAGCTTACCGTTTTACCTACATATAACGGGACATTCCGGTCATCGTAGAAGACGTAAACTCCAGGCAGATCATACATGCTCTTGTTCCTTATTTCTCTTGGCGCTGCTTCCAAATACACTTCCGGTAATGACACGGTAATTGACATACGGGTTTCCTCCTAAATGGTATTAGGAAGGTAGGACGGAGTTTACCCGCCCCTTCGTCACCCACCTTGAAATTTTTCTCAATACCCGTAGCCAAATAA